CTTCTTCTACAAGTGTTACTAAGTGAGCACTTGTGTCAGTATTAACTAAACGCACAACAGTAGCACTACCAAATGTAGCTGCTGCTCCTGTTGATGTAGCACATGCTGCTTCAGCACCTTTAATCAAAGTTCTTGACATTACTCTTACTTACACTATAGAGTTATTTAGATTGGACCTAATTTATGAAGTGAAAGGACCAAATGTTTGAGCTGTTGGATTGCCAGAAGACGTAAGGCCGAAAGGAGATACAGCAGCAGCAGTTACTAATGTAGATGATTGACAACATAAAAGTACAGTACCACTTATATTTGTAAGTGCTGATGTAGGTGGGGTAAAGTTGGATGTATAAACTGCTGTTCCTTTTACAACACGGAGGTTTGAAATATAACCTCTCATAAATTCCCCATACATAGTCGCCCCAAGAGTTACACCAGCTGTTCCACCTGATCCAATACTATAACCCCAGCTATGAGTTGTTGGTGCTTTAACTCCATTAACAAAAAACATTAAAGTTCCACCTTGTCTTACAGCTGCTACGTGAAACCATTCATTGTTTGGAGGAATCGAACTAGAAACTAAATGTTGATTATTCCATATCCGAATATCATTATTACCATAAGCAAAGAGCGTGAATTTATTTGTTGGATGATTTCGATGATCATATAAGCAAATAAAGTCACCAGGTGCTTTGTAAGAAAAACACTCTATGGTAAAGTCACCAGATCCAAAAGTAAAATCGGTACTAGCAGCACAATTAATAGCATCATCAGTCCCATCAAAGTAAACAGAATTACCAACTGGTGCTATTGAAGTATCATTAATAGTACAAGATACAGTACTACCAACCTGTGTTGTTCTTCCAGAATCTGAATAGAATTTAATATTTAAAGTTTCTGTTCCTTCAGTTGTATTATCACTAGCAATAGTATGAGAGAAATTAAATGTATTATTTGATATAGTTCCTGATCCTGTTAATGCTCCAGATGAAAAATCACCTGCTGCTATACCAGTTCCTGATAATTCCCACCACAATTCAGTACTATTAGCAACATTTGTAGTTGTCATAGTAGTTGTAAGTGTATCCCCTTCATCACGAGCAGTATGAGATAATGTAGCAGTATATGTGGGACTTAATGAAGTATCGTTAAGAGTAACAGTTACAGTATTACCAACTTGACTGGTTCTACTTGAATCTACAAATAATTTAATAGTAACAGTTTCTGTACCCTCAGTAAGAGTATCTTCAGCAACTGTATGTGAAAAATTAAAAGTATTATTTGATATCGTTCCTGATCCTGTTAATGCTCCTGAAGAGAAATCAGCAGATGTTATATTTGTTCCTGATAATGACCAATAAAGAGTGGTATTATCATCTACATTAGTAGTTGTAACTGTAGTTGTCCAATTACCACCTTCATCTACAGAACTAGCAGATACTGAATAGGTATATGTTGGACCAGAAGAACCAGAACTAACAAAACTCATCATAGAAGAGTATGCAGTTTTTGTTGCCTTTACATCAGCACTACCCTCTAGAGTATCAGTAAAATATTTTTCAACATATACTACTTCACCAGAAGGAACCATAAAAGATCCTACGACTACAGCATTATAATCCTTTCTAGTTACAAGGATATTATCAGTACCACTATTAAAAAGTCGTACAACAGGAGCGTTGCTAACATTAGTAGCAGATCCTAGATTTGTTTCAGCAGATAATATTTTCATTATTTTTTATCCTTGTTTAGTTTCTTATTTAATTTCTTCAACGATGGATGCTTTGCTGCTGCGTCCTTTAATCTTTGAATCTTATCTTCAGGCGATATGTTTTTCTCACCTTTTCTTAAGGCTTTTAGATCCTTATCAAATGGTTCATTCTTTACTTTATCCTTTATTTGTCTTGAACGAACATTAAGTTCATCATCTATTTTATCTTTTGGATTTTTTTCCCAATCAGTATCTTTTGGTCTATTTGGTGTTCCAAGCAAATCCTTAAGAATCTTTTCTCCACCTTTAGCAGCAAGAACTGCTCCTCCAACTTTAAGAAGAGTCTTACCAAGACCAATTCCAACAGGAATTGCCATAGCAGCTTCATTTACTTTTTTCTTTTTTCTATCTGCTTTCCATTTACGGTGTTTCTTTTGAGTTTCCCATCTTTGATCATTACTAAAAGCACCAGATTTTGCTGCTGGACTATTTCTAGTCTTATGTAACCAATCAGCTTTTTCAGAATCTTCTGTAGATGATCTATCCTTTGGTGAAGATTTTATAACTTCTGGATTTTTCTCAGGATTAACTTTTTTCTTTTCTGTATCAATAATTGCTTTATTTTCATTTGGTGGATCTTTTCTATCTGATGTTACCTTTGGTGTTTCTTTTGGTGTTACATTTGGTGTTTCTTTTGGTGTTTCTTTTTTAACCTCTGGTGTTACCTTTGGTGTTTCTTTAGATTTACCTAATTCTTGTCCTACTTTTCCACCTACAGTTAAACCAACTAGACCAGAAGCAGCAGTTCTTGCTATTGATGATGCTTTATCTGCTCTTAAAGTAGCATCTGCTGCTTTATTATATCTCATCCAACCTTTAGCATATTCTCTCTTAGCAGAATATGGTTTAGCTGATTTTAAATCTTGTTTGACCGTTGTTGCTTTAACATCAACAGTAGCATTACTAGCAGAAGTACCTCTTTTAGTTGTAATATTACTAGGAGTTTCTGTTCTATTAGTAATAGAAGATGATTTATTTTGTAATTTAGTTAATGCCCGTGATTTTTGAGTTGCTAAAGATCCTTTTTGAGATTTAACTATAGCACTTCCTTTATCTGCTCTTATTCTAGCAATAAGTTGATCTGTTCTCTGGGAAAGAGTACCTGGTTTTCTAGAAGTAGATACTGCTGAATCCATTCTACTCTGAAGTTTTTTACCACTCTTAATTTTATCTAATACTTCCTGTGCTTTTGCAGTAATCTTTTGTCTTTTTACTTTTGTAACTTTACTACCAATTTGTTTAGCAGTTTGAACACCACCAGTTAATGCTCTAGTTGATGTTGTAGATACTCTATTTGATACTACAGGAATTGTGGATTGCCAGTTTACTTTATTAAGTCCTGGTTTTACCTTACTCTTAGTGAAAACACCTTTTACATCAGTACCTTTTAAAGACTTTGTTGCTCTTATCTTTTCAATATTATTAACTCTTTTAACTAATTCCTGAGACTTCTTAAACTTGCTTATATCAGTAGCACCTTTATTTTTTAATGCTCTAGCTGCTTTTGGAATCGCCCATTTACCAAATTTCCATAGTAGTCCAGCACCTTGAAGAGCACCTTTTACTAAGTTCTCATCAATAAGATCACCTTCTACTTCATGAGAAGCAGAAACTGTTTCTTTCTTTTTATTAATACTTGCTTGTGGTATTAAATAATTAGGACCTAGTTTTTCACCTTTATGTTTGGACATATCTTCATCTCTAGCTTTCCTACCCTTACCTGGACCTATAAACTTATATCTCTCGTCAACCTGTATTAAGTCATTTCTCCAATTAGAAGAATTAAGTGGTTCTGCCTTAATTATATCTACAGTCTCTATTTCATTAAACTGAACGCCATCAGCATAATTCTGTACACTTATACCACCTTCAACTTCTTCAGTAGTTGTACCACTTCTTCTATTTCCACCTATCTTTAAATTATTTCTCGCATCCTCAATTTTTTTATCAACATTCTTTTTTAACTTAGGAAGAGCCCAAGCAGCAAGACCACCTACAGCACTAAGACCAAGTGCAGTAGTAACAAGACCTTCATCAACTTGATCTTCTTTCACACAATTATCAACAGTCTTACCACCTTTCTTTTTAGTTCCAGCAAGCTTGTATCCATCCCAACATGCTTTACCATCAAGACCCTTTTTCTTTCCTTCTTCTATTTCAAATTGAGATCTCCAATCCGATAAAGATTCTTGCTTTACTCTAATATTGTCCATTGAACAAGTTATTTGGCGTTATTATTATTTAGAATACCATCTTTTAGCATCTTTGATAATTCACTGGTTGAACCAACAAATAAGGCATTATTCGTAACATTACTTGGTGCTTTTACAGCATCCTCATCCAAATCTTTAACTTTCTTCTGTAAATCTGCTAACTTATCTGTTGTATCAGCAACTGACTTAATAATTTGTCCAGCAACTTCATATGCTCTTGGACTGGCACTTTCACCAGCAAGTTCTAAAATACCATTAAGTGCTTCCTGACCTTTCTCAACTAAGGAATATAATTGTGCTCTGGTGTACTTATAATCTTTCTCAATATCATCAGTAATATCAGTGGTTGCCTCCTTTCTTCGGACGCAACCATTTTCATTAACTTGCTGAACTTCAAGTTCAGTATTAAATGTATCATTCAACTCATCATAATTATCTTTCATGATTAACAATCCCAGGCTCTTAATGATTTATTAATTCTTGAATCTGGATCTCTCGCAGTTTTGGCAGAAGTAAGTTTCTTCTTCATCCCCTTCATACGAGCACAGAAAGACTTTCTACGCTTGTTGCCTTTCTTTTTACTTGGTGCTTTTAGATCCGAACCAGGATTCTCACGCTCATAGGACTTACGACCTTTTTCATTAAGACCGCCCGATTTCTTTTTTCCTTCTTTCTTTGTCCAAGCAGCACCTTCTTTAACTTCACCTTTCTCATAACCTTTTCCATCACCATCATCATCCCACCAGAACTTTACTTTCTTTTTTACTTTCTTTTTCTTTTCTTCTTTCACACAATTGGGAACTTCCTTTCCACCTTTGTTTTTAGTTCCTTTTGCTTTATATCCCTTCCAACAAGAAGGTTTGTCGGGATCCATCCCAATATTCTTACGTGCTTGCTTTAAGCCTTCTGAGAATTGATTAAATGTCTTCATTAGATGTCTATTTTACGAGTGGGACTGTACTCTTTAGAATTGTCGAAGAATTCTCTGGTTTCTGTAAAACCAAAATCATCACCTGGTTCTATTAGCATGTTGTCAGCAGCATCAATAACCTGGTCATCATTATAATCTTTCTTAGCAGTTGATTCTACTCTATACCTCATTTCACGATTAGCAGTTCTCGTGTCAGTATCTGAATAGTAATCAACTTGAACCTTACGAATAAGTCCATCTGTAGTATCTGCGATAGGACCAAACATATAAGACTTAGCAGTAAAGTCTAAAGTATATATTAATGCTCTTCTAGTATCAAAGTTACCTTCATAATCATCAGAATAAGAAATACCATTTAATATTAAAGGAATATCTCTTTTTTCGCCAATAGAATTTACTAAGTCTACTGTTAATGTATAACCTGGTTGGAAGAACGGTAATATCTGTTCAAGTATTTGTAAGGAATCATCCTGTAGTTTAGTTAAAATATTTAGCTGAAATCCTAAGTTATAAGGAACAGGCATGAATACTTTTTTAAATTTCTTACCATCCTTTGCTTTAAAGGTTTGGGTTATTCCCGATTTCCTACTAGGATCATAAGTTATTGATGTCATCTCAAATGACATTCTTGGTAAACTTATAGCAATTGCTTTATTAAGTTCTGGTTGCTGTTGTATTCTTGCTAAGAACTTTTGCCTAGGTCCATAAGCAATAGGAACCTTAGTATCAACAAGATCTTTTCCCGTATTATCTTGATGACGAACATGTATATCATTAAATACTGTTCCAAAAGAAACAACAGTTTTTCTTATTATCTCGTGATAAAAATATGTACCAAACATTAAACTACACCAAAGGGATTAGATTCTGTAAAATCAATGATTTGATCAGCTTGGAACTCAAACTCATCACCATCACTATATTTATCATTAGCATCATCAGAATTGTAAGAAGCAGTAGCATATGCTGCTCCTGATATTTGTCCAACAATTTCTTCACCACTATAAAATCCAGCTACAGTTGATCCAATTCCAACATTTGTAACTAAAAGTATTTTAGTGTCACCGTCCCAATTTCTAACAGTAGCAGTTGTACCAGACCTAGAACCTTTAACTGTTTCATTATATTGATAAGTTCCTACACCAACCATAGATTCTGGATCAGCAATAGTTATTGTTGGTGTTGAAGTATATCCTTTACCTGGATTATCAACATAAACAAATTTAACAATTCTATTTTGTCCACTAGGACCTACAGATGATATACCAGTTGCTTGTACTCCATTTCCAGGAGCAGAAATAGTGACAGTAGGTGCAGTTCCATATCCAACTCCACCATCTATAACATTAACTCTAACAACACCATTATATCCAGATCCAATAGAGCAAGTTGCTGCTGCTCCAGTTCCACCACCACCACTAAAACTAATAGTTGGTGGAGTACTATATCCAGAACCAGCATTCAATACCAAAATCTTTTCTATAGAAGTGACATTTGCTCTGGTTGTCATTATACCAATTGCTCTAGTGGTATCATTAGCAGGTGAATCACTAAAGGTTATAGTTGGTGCTGAAGTAAATCCTGATCCATCATTATTCAAGAATATCTTTTCTACATATCCACTACCTATTGATGCTGTAGCAATAGCAGTTCTTCCAAGACCAACCAACTTAAGTGTTGTAATATAACCTTCATCCTTAACTTGAGTATCTATTGCTTCTATAGAAGTATCAATAACCTCATCTTCAAGTTCAAAGAGTTCACATTTAAGTTGATAAACATAATTCTTACCTAATTGGTAAAATGGATCTTCATGTTCTACAAACTTAACTTCAAATAATCTTTGTCCTAAAGGAAAATATATTAAATCACCTTCTCTTGGTCTAGATGTCAAAACCATTTCACTATCATCAGTACCATCATCTAAACCTGCCATGAATGGTGCGATGAAATCTTCAAATCTTTCTTTAGATATTGTAAGATCAACTTCATCACGAATATTCATACCAAATTTAGTTAATACATCACCAGCACCAGAATAACCCTCATATGTATTAACATATGCTTCTATACTAAAATTATCATCAAATTTAGAAGATTCTACTTCATTCCAAACATCATCAGTCCCTATAAATTTTCTTGGGATATATGTTATTTCAACACCAAACATTCTTAGGTGTTCGTTTATTAAATCTTGTGTTAGTCTTTGTTCTGACTGAGCACCTTGTAGGAAAAATGGATTTAATGCCATATTTTTATCCTATAAAGTCGTATGGTGGTAACTCATACTCAGAGAACATTCTACCTCGCAAAGCATCCAATTCAGATTCTGCTTGCTGAAGAATCTCTGCTCCATTCATTTCTATGCCACCTGGTAACTTAACACCCTTAAATTTACTCATATTTTGACCCCATTGTCTCTTTATGAGAGCAGTGAGATACTGTTTTAAGAATACATCATTATAAACTTGAGTAAATGAATTTGGATCTAACGCTCTGTAGCAGTCAAGTATTAACCAGTTACCAACAGATTCAGCACCCCAATCTATATCCAAATATAATCTATCTTGTCTCTTATTAAATCTTACTTGCTTATCAGTTGTTAATAGGAAATCAATATCTTCAAGATACGATTTTACCATAGCATACTGAAGCAATTCTACAGAATTAAAGTAATAAAGATCATTTAAAAACAACTGATACTTTATACTAAACATTCCACCAGATATTGAACTGGTATCAAATTTAAATATTTTCTCTACCCCAACTACAGAATCTGGAACCTGTAAAAAATTAGAAGTCTCATACCAATTACTTGTGGTAGTGCCATATCCAGATATATTAGTTGATGTTCCTGTTGTTGTTACAATACCAACTCCATCAGTGCCTTTTCCAGTTCCCCTATCAATATCATCTTGTGTGAGTTTGTATTTAAGATACATTCTCTCAACACCATCAAAATGACGTTCATTAAATAATTGAATAGCATCATCAACTAAATCGTCTATTTGATCATCAGCAACATTAATTTCTAAGACAGGAGCACCTAGCTTTCTCAAACAATAATCAATAAGTCCTTGTCTAGTTGATGGTTTCGCCATTTATCTTGATGCTATATTATTAGTTGGTTTCTTAGGTTTAGGAGCAGACTCAACTTTTTCTTGTAATTCTGCTATATCTTGCAGAAGACTGTTTTTCTCTTCTTCAAAATCTCTTTTCATTGTTTCAATTTTCGCTTCTAAAAGAACATTTTGGTTCAATGTATTAGAAAGTCTTTGATGATATAAATTCACTAAAACATTAACGTCAACGTCACTTCCATTATTTGGTTGTTGCATAATTTAACTCAAAAAGTACCCCCGTCTAGTGTAGAAGTCCAACTAGGCTTATTAGTATATATCACACTAACAGAGGATGCTGTCACGGATAAGTTTTCAATTGCACCATTATTACCTTCTTTTCTTAAATTGTTAGTAGTATCAAATGTACCTTCAACACCAACCAAACTTATTGAAGCACCAGATCCACCAGTCTCAACAACACCATAAGCATTACTGGTATCTTGTCTAATAATGTCACCAACACTAACTGTTACACTGCCAGATAAAGCAAGAGTATTTTTAGTAACAGCAGTTAATAATTGTTTTGATGTATTAACTGGAGTTGCGACAGCATTAGTAGAAGTCTGTAGTCCATTCTCATCAAAATATACAACACCATGAGTATTGAAATCACCTGTTTGATAGTATATACCTTTAATATCAAGGAATCCTCTAGTTCCAGTTACTAAAGCATTAGCAGTACTAGCATCAGGAATATAAGTCCAAGATCTTTCTACAGCACTACTACCTGGATTTGTTTGGTCAATATAACCAAAGAATCCCATCTTATTATTACCAGCACCATTACTTGTATTGTATCCGAAAGAAATACCACGATCAGTATTAGTATCGTATGCGTGAGTAATAGTTAACTGTGTAGTGGTAGTAATACCAGAAGCAACTATTGTTTGATCAATAGTAACTATTCTGGTTCCAGTATCATACTCAGTAACTGTTGCTACACCAGATGCTGACAAAGCAGAACTTCCAGATATAACATCACCAGTATTAATACCAACAACAGAATCTAAGGTAATTGTAGCAATACCAGCAAGAACAGGTTGTGTTACTGTTCTTTCACTAGTAAGATCACCTAAGTGTAGAATAGGATCATTTAATGTTGATGTTGTAGAGTTTACAGATGTTGTTGTTCCATCTACTTGTAAACTACCTTTAATAACAACAGTACCTTCATTACTTAATCCGTCTGGATATGGGTCAATAAACAGAAGATCTCCACATCCTGCTTCAGTTTCAATAATATTAGAACTTATTCCAACACATCCAAACTTAGATCTACCAGTAACTTTAAGACTAGTATCAAATTCCCATGAAGCACCAGTTACCTTTACATTATCATCACCGTCTTCATCATATTCTATTTTGGCATCTTTATCAGAACCAAATGACAGATATGTATCATCTACAACATTAACATGTCCATCACCATTAGTATTGAATATAACATCACCATCCACATTAGTAGATGATATTGTATTCAAATCCATTCTAAGGTTATCTACATTCCACTGATCAACCTTTCTCTGATTATCAAGTATCGCAACTATACCACCATCTTGGTTTCTTGTATTTTGAATACCAGCAATAGCACCTGCTGCGTGTTCCATCATAGAGGTGTAGAAATGACCACCTACTGAATGAACATTATTTCCATCATCACCAACATATATCCTATCCTTATATTGGTTGATACCACCGTAACTACCAATACCAGTTACATATGCTAATTCACCCCAATTTAGACTGGCGGGTTTATCAGTACCAGAGGATCGTTTGATCCTTATAATACTAGCCATTTAAAAGTTACCCCCGTTAATGTTTAAATTTTGTTCCGTTCCAGGTGTTAATTCATTAGTAGCATCCCATTTTTGGGTTGCTGAATTGTAGACTAATACCATTCCATTTAACAGAGTCGAGGCATTGACATCACTAAGCTCTGAGAGAGATAGTCCCTGAGCACCAGCAAGTGAGGAAACAACCTTCACTGCATTATGTTGCCCAATTCGTACCTTAATGTCTGCCATTTATGTAAGCAATCCAGAATCTATATATTTATTTATGTTATCTGATTAGTTAAATTTTTAAGTAATTGTTTAATCTCATTAATATCCTCTTTCATTTTATCTAATTCTGCTCTCTCATCACTTTTCTTATTTCTTTTGGAAATATAATTACTATATCCAGTAGTATCTGTACTAACTATAGCACCTGTTTTTTCATCACGAAATAGGTCTTTATGTCCTTCAACTGGTATCATACTGTTATTCTTTTAGGTGCTGGAACGTAAGGGTTCTTAGGATCTTCTTTAGGTGGAGTATAAGGTTGTCCTGGAGATCCACCTTTACCTGCTTTTTTCTGAATACCGTATATCCATTTATAGATATGAGGCATGTCCAAATGATCTGGATGAGGCACACCCTTTCTCTTTAATTCATGATTAGAAGATCCAAATCTAGTAATAGCATTAGATGCTTCTTCTAAAAATTGTTTAAAGGATTTCATATCTGATTAAATGGATATTGTTTTAACTTATCATCAACAGTTCTAAGATCTATTGGAAGATGAAATTTTATTAATTTGCCAGATCCACTAGGATCTATAATAAATTTAGTTGCTGGATTTACAGAATTCCTCACGCTAAAGCAATTGCTCTAAAGTCTTTAAGTCTAATAGGAACACATTCATTAGTAGATGTCATTACAATTTTGATAGTAAATCCACTAAACTGTTCTAGATCATTAGCAGTAAATTGATATTCTGAGAAATCATCTTGACCATTCTTCTTAACTAAAGCATCTGGTCTACCATCATTATTTTTAGAATCAATAACACTATCACCAAATCCATCACCATTACTATCAATTAGATTCTTATATCCTGGGAATGCTCTATATGATTGTTTAACTTCACTAGAATCTCCAGTATATAATCTATAGTAAACTCTAAAGTCTGCTTCTGGTTGAACATTAGCAGCAACAAATACTTTCAAAGAAGTTGATGGTTGCTTTAAGTTAACTTTCTTTGTAACATAAATTGATCCATGTGGATCTCCACTAATTTGATTTGTTCTATCATCAGTGGCATAATTATCCGCACCAATTGGATTATTAACTTTATTTCTACCAAGAATAAAGTTTGCATTCTGAACATCTAATACTGGTGATAAATTAGAATCATTTGAATTAAAATCAACAGTTAGAGTAAGAGATTTATTTCTAGGTAAGGAATCTAATCTCTCTGCTTCATTAAGTTTAGAAGCAACAAGTCTAGGAGTTGGGAAGAATGTTGTTTCATTAAGAATAGTAGGTTCAAATCCTTGATCAATAAAGGAAACCTCATTACCATCAGCACTAGTACCACTTATAGTTCTAAAGGAAGAACTAACACGAGTTGTACCTGGTGTGATAACATTTAATTTAGCAGAACATGAATTAAACTGATGGTTTTGTGATATTGAGGAAGTTGATCCACCAATAGCTCTTTCGTTAGTAAAACTAATTTGATTTTTTCCAGTTGATCTATTTCCACTACTTATTAGTGATCTATCTATTTCTAAGAAATAGTTGTCAATATTAGATGCATCTCTCAATGTTTGAGTACTAGGTATATCATGATCAGTATTAATCATAACCAAAGGCATACCATTAGCTTCATATGGTTGAATACTATCACCCTCAAAATGAGATAAAGCAATAGTATCACCTTGCCCTCTTGCTGATAGGCTTAATATATTACCAGGAGAAGTAATATAATCTACAACTTCACCATTAATTAATGCCTGTCCCCTATCAGTTGAAATTCCACCAAAATACTTAAACTCTGGATTGGTACTAGCAACAGAAACCTGTGTATCACCTTGACCAAGATCTTGTGTAATTGTTGTCTTAACTGTATCTGGATAAACTCCAGCAATTCTAATTTTATTATTAACTCCATGATGTGCATGATTATACTGTATCACTTCTAAGGCATTTCCAGAATTTTGATCACTAACAACAACAGAATCTGCTGAATGTTTTGCGTTATTGCCTAAAAGTGTTCTTGTATCATTTGCTGCTCCATAATGAATAATATTGTCATTAGTAACAAATTTCTCACCCTGAACATCAGTTAGGAATAATGTATCAATATCTGCTTTAATATCAGTTACTACAAACTGAGCACCAGCACCTCTATTCAAATCTGAAGTACCTTCCACATCAAGTGTTAAAATTTCACCTACAACATAACCAGAACCACTTGTATTACTATTAATTGATTTTACAATTCCATTAACATTATCAATTGTAACACTTGCTGTTGCTCCTGTTCCACTACCATTAGAAGTGAACTCAGCAGCAGCAACAGTTTTATCACCAGATTGTTCAGCAGTAGTACCTGCAGAATATCCAGCACCCTTATTGATAAGTTTTAATTTAGCAGATTCTATTGGAGCACCTCTATCTTCAATTACACCAGTAATTGAATTGTCTTCTTTATCTGTTATTAAACCAGTACTAACCTTTCTTCCAACTGGAATAGATTCAGCTTCTGTTTCAGTGACATTCGTAACCGAACATCTAATTTTTCTTGGTAATGTTCTAACTGGGTTAGTTGGTAATGGTTGTGTGTTACCATTGCCAGGTTCAATAGAAGTATTGTAGAATGTAGCAGTTCCTGTGCTAACAAATGCTGCTTTTTTAAGAGTGAATTTAAGATCTTGATACTGACTTGGTGTCCAAATTGAACCGTTCTGTGATTTAAATAAACTACCACCAATGTACTGTTTAGTTACAACACCAAATTGTGATTGATCACTGGTTGCTGGTAATCCCACAGGTGGAGTGAGATTCTTTTCACCCATAGTAGCAACAAACATCTCAAATCCATCAGATCCTGGTGATAAGAATACAATAGCATATTCTTTTCCAGACTCTAGAAAAATTGGTGATGGGAATTTGACAGTTGTTACTTCGGAAGCATCAGTTGAAACTTTAATTTGATCTGGATTTAATGTAGTCTGAGCAAAATCTTGAACAAGGAAAGTAGTTGGTGTTCCTAATTCAACTTCTCTAAGTTCAACAAAAACTTTAGCATTATCATCTTTAGTCCTGAAGAATACATCAACAGAAGTTAAGAATGCTCCTGTTTCATCAACAGTAAACGATTGTGCTAAAGGATCCCTGTAAGGTGCTTCTACTCTTGTTGTAGAAGACTCTGAATTTTGATTTACTGTAGTAGTAATTTCATTAGGTTTCTGAGCAGGAGGGGGTGGATTTCTAACTCCAACAGTACCTGTAGTTTGAGTTAAAATAGTACCCGTTGCCCTATATGTTCCTGTGGCATCACTAGAAAGAGCACCAGCACCTGGAGGAACATATTCTCCTGTTGTATTGGCAGTTACCCTAAATGTCTTTGTTCCAGTATAGAATAATACTGATGGTTGTGGTGTTACATTAGCATTTCTAAAGAACCATGCTCCAAGAACATCTCCCCAATTATCAGACATTAAATCGATATTGGTTACAGTTGCTTCAGTTCCTGTTGTTTCTCCAACAAGTGTTGCTCCTTTAAGAACATAACCCCAATAATTATCACTATTTGCTAAAGTAATACAATCACAATTAAACAATACTGAAGTTGAAGAATATGTAGAAGCAGGACCAGGTCTAGATGAATCAAATGGGTCAACTGTATATTTTTCTACAGTAAGTGCAGGATGTCCCAATCCAGCAGCAAATTCTGGTCTACTAGTATCTCCAAACTTATGATTAGGTGCTTGTGCCTTAACATATCCTATCTGAACACCTCCATTCATAACTTTAACATTTTCACCTACTGAGAAACCAGAAGATCCTGATGTTGTTGTAATCTCAATTAATTTAGGGAAGACATCAGGTACACCACTATCTAATTTGTGAATATGCTTTGTATCTGGTTTTAATCCATTAGCAGCAAAATATACATTCCTAGATCTCATAAATGGATCTGTTACACCACTTATCTTAACACTCTCAATATAATCCATTTCTCTATTATCACCAGTCATTTGATTGGTGAAACTAGTTTCTACTGTTTGTGTTGTAGTTGTTGTAGTTGTTGTGGTGGTATCAGTATGATTTCCATCAAATGTATCTTGATCTGCTTCAATTTCTTCGGAAGTTACAGTTACATCAGTATCAGTCGTAGTTGTATCTGAAACAACGTTTGCTATAGTATTCCAACTATTTCCTGTTGATTCTTGCCTAAAGTTATCAACATAAATTGTTCTAGTCCAATTATCTGATGGTGGATCTAATTTAACAGCACCAACATATACAATAACATTAAATGGGTTAATATTTTCAAAACCAGATGCCTGTGGTTGAGTAATCCATTCTACTTCATCATATTTAAGTGTTATTAAATCACCTGTTTTTTGACAATTTGGATCTAATAAACTTAAATTTGATGACATATCAGCAGTTTGAACATCAATAGCAGGATTAACACCTAGTTCTGCTTTCATTGACCAAGAATCAACAGCACTAATTAGTTCCTGATTAACTACATCAACATCACATCTAGATGAATCTTCACCATTAAAATTAATAAAATCTCTATTTTTGAAATCATTAACAACAAAACCACTCTTAAATCTATCTGTACCATCAGCATCAGTTACTTGAAGAGACTTTGTATCTAATTCAAGTGCCGTTAAAGAAGTCATTACTTCAAGATTGGAAATTCTCTTTTCAAGTTTTCCAATATCTCGCATAGTAAATCTTCTATTATCATACATTCTTATTGCTGGTCCTTTGACGGGATCATACAAATATGGAGGTAATGTTATCTGTGCGATCTCCATAGAATCACCAACTTCAGTAGGTGGTGCTGGTCTATCATCAGATACACCTTTTATCAATTTTACCTGTTCATTCTTATTAATAACTAACTTATCAACTCTAGGTAAGTAGTAACTATATCCAACAATAGTACTTTCATCTGGAGTAACAATATATCTTGTTGTAGTTTCAAATATTCTATGACTATATGCAAAAGGTGATTTCGCATCTGTTGTAAATGGGAGATCAGATTCTACAAATTTTCTAACTCTTGGTCTAAAATCAAGAACATCAGATGCTCTGTTTCCAGCAATAGCTGGAATATCGTTAGTATATCTCTCCTTAGTGTATGAGTTTACTGTAAAGAAATCTCCACTTGTATTTGGAGCTACTTCATAGTAATCAAAAATAATTAATAATCTCTTAGAAGGTTTAGCAGAAGTACCTTTTCTAACAATTCTAGAGTAATCTGAGAACTGTTTTCTATGACCTTTATCGAGATCATAATTATCTGTTCTGTCAACATAACTACCCTCTGTTACTTTCTGGGCTACAGAACTTATATTTGATTCTTTAAATTTTACTGTTTCACCTTTTACAAACTTATTACCATTTAAATAAACAAATTCAGTTGTTGTTGCATTTTTTCTATTAACAACTTGACCAATTGCCCTACTTTGAGTACCAATAACTTGTTCCCCAACATAAGTATTAACATCTAATCCTAAACCAGAAACAAATTCTAAAGAATCTAAAACTGGTGTTGCTGTATTTGTGGACTCATATACTGCCAATACCTTTACAGCATCTGGAACATTCAATGATATTTCTTGATCTTCTACTCTTAAACCATATGATTTACTTTGAGATAGACCACTTGCTTCTGTAGAAACATTATTTGATTTTGTTACTTCTAGTTTTTCACTTCTAATATAATTTTTTGTTCTACTAGCAATTCCCAATTTCTTTAACGTAACATTTACATCAGCACTTCCACTAGTCTTTGCCAATGCTTTAAAATTAATAACAGATCCTCCAGTAGTAATAACTACTTGATCTGAAGTTAATCTCTCTATAGTACCATCAGAATAATGAATAGAATACTTCTCAGCATCAAATGGTTCAAAAAATGCTGTAGTAATACCTAGAGCACCATCTTCACCAGAATTTTCAAATGCTTCACTGGCATTGATTGTTATTCCAGTAGCAGATACTGTTCTATTTCTAAGTTGTCTAGTAATAGTTAAGTTTGAATTTGAAAAATCAGCAGAAGCAATATTTTTCTTTGCTAACTTACTGTATAAACCAGAACGATTGAGATTTATAAGTCTAGGTGACATTACTGAGAATGTTGACTCTGACTTTGCTCCACCACTTAACTTCATACCATTACAAAGATTATCAACAGTTTCTATGGTATCAAAAGTTAATTCTGATCCATTTGCTGATATTGCAGAAACTCTATTCCATTTTGGTACAGGAACAGAATTACCATCAACACTACCTGCTAAATTATATTGAACAATACTATCGGTTTTTATACCAATATTACCACTAAATCTTCTATTTAAAGATGTTCCTTTATCATCTTCAACATTAAGTATATCTCCTTTTGAGAAATTGGGTAGAGTTCTTGGATACAGAACAGCGTCAGCACTAAAGGCAGCACCCAATCCACCAATATCATTAGATTGTTGGAAAATTGATTTTATATCATCAGTTGTATATGTTGTAACTGCTTCTATAGTTGCTGTTGAAGTATTAACACCAACATTACTTGTTCTTTCATTAAATACTATTTTTTCACCTTGTACAAAAGTACCTGATGTTTGAATAACATTAATTTCATTGGTATTAGGATGATCCTCTACATATCCTGTAGCACCACTATTCATACCCCTTACTCTAGAACCTGATGGTGCTAAGGTTCCTGATTGATACAATAATCCACCTTGACCTGGATCTATTGTGAGAACTGTATAAGTTTGTACATCATATAAGAAAAGATCCCATTCAGTCTCATCACCTTTATAAGTATCGTCTGAAGCATTAAATGAATATACTCTTGCTTGTCCAACTACTGCTGACCCAACGTCAACTTGAGGTGTAGCACCTGAAGTGGATCCTTTTCTTCTAGCATAAAGAGCAACAGTATTACCAACACCAACCTGTGCAGCACCACCCTTTTTAGTACCAATACTAACAAAAGGAGTTCCTTCTACATTGTTAACTCTTAAGAGACTTCCCATCCTGAATGGGACACTCGATGATTTTATTGTTTTGGTATCTCTTGGCTTATCAATATCAAGAACTGTAGTACCTGGCAAAGGAACATCAAATCCTCTAACATATGCTTTACCTGGAGACAACTTAACACACATTAAATCGTCTGTTGGTGTACCACCTTCATCAGTTTTTTCTGTATCTACGTATAGACCATTAGATCCTATCTCATCATTAAGAGAATTTTGAATAGTTACATTAAATGGGTCTAGAGCATAGTTGCCAGATTCATCATATGTTCTCTTGGCAATCCACTTTCTAATTTCAGAGTATACTGTTGAATTTTGTATCTTTTTAATTTCACCCTTTCTAACTCTAACCAATTCTATAAAATTGATATCATCAAAATCATCAAGTGCCTTTTTAGTTAATTTTGTAGTGATTTTAAATCTATCAGCACCAGGAGCAGCGTAATTTGTAAATCCTTTAGCATTATCATTTAAACTAGTATCATCATTTGATGTTACAATTTCTTCAACTATTTCAAAACCAACTCTATATGATGGTTTATTTGAATATGGTTCTAAAACAACTGTTGCTTTTGGTACATCTACAAAAGTTCCTCTTAAGAAATATACACCTTTATCGACACCTACGGCAGAACCAGTTGCTGTAGGGTTATCAGAAACTAAAGTTAGTACAGTATCTCCAGAATTTATTGTTGTATTACCATAAGTAACATTCTCTTCAAGTACAATTATCTCACTACTTGGAAAATGTGTACTTTCACCAGTAGTATCTGAACTTGTATATTTAACAAATATTGTAATTTCATCAACACCTTCTTTTGGTGGTAGAATATAATTTATAATTTTTGCTGAAATTTGAGATGTCTGACCTTTTATTCTAGTTCCACCATTAGCTATTAAAGCATCAAGATAAATGCTAATATCTATTCCTAAATGATCTGGATTTACTTTACATGAAAAATATGTACTATCATATGTAACAGATCCAGGAATAACCATAGATCCTTCTTTAAAGATATGATTACCAAAAGATTCTACCTGATTCTGTAATATTGATTGTAATCCTGTTAATTCTCTTGCTTGAACTGGATATCCAGGCTTAAACAAAACCTTATAATAGTTCTTTGCCTTATCAAAATCATCGTAATAAGGACTTATATTTAAATTAGTCTTTTGTGGCATTTTACTTTAGAATTCCAGGATGATTTTAACGTCTTCTTTTTGTCGCTCATTTCGAGCAATCAATGGTCGATGGTCAATATAAACCAACTCCCCTGATCCTTTATTTATCTCGGATTTCGCCAACCCTTCTGTGAAGGCCATTCCTAGATCAACTTGCTTATTTCCAGTAGGATTAGTTGTGATTCCAGTATACTTATTATTGATATAACCCTTAAATCCAGAAGTTTTTCCTTCAACAACACCATCAGCTGAAGTAAAGGAATAATGTCTGCCCAATGTAGATATACCAATATAATCTGTCTGATCCTGAGATCCACTATAATTTAATGACCTATCAGTAAAATATTTTAATACTTTAGTATCTTCATCAAATGAAGCAACATATGCTCTTGCTTTAACTGAAGCACCAGTCAAAGCATCAGTTTGTGTTTGCTCAATTACTTCACCTACTTGTGGATTTCCTGTCACTTGTTGAGTTGGATCTTGACTTAATTGATCATCTTTAAATAACATAGCATCTAAACATGAAAACTGATTTTCATTAAAGACTGTTACTTGATCAATCTTAGTAGGATTTTTTACTATACCAACTACAGCAAATTTAGTATCTACTGGGAAATCTTTAGTACTATCATCAAATCTAGCATAAATTAAAATCTTATCGGTTCCTAATTCTTGATAAATGTCATAACCATGTCCTCTACTTGGAGGAATAATAGGAAGTAATTTAGCACTTGATCCACCCGAATTGGTATTAACCGCACCCAAATCAACTAATCCATAACTATATCCCTTACCACCAGAAGTAACGGTTATATCAGTAATATTGCCATCAGAATTAACATCAACTCTTGCTTTAGCACCAATTCCATCACCAACAATGTTAACTTCTTGTCCAGTTAAGTTTGAATAAGATTTTCCAGCATTTTCAATATATACATGTTTAATTTGGTTATTATTTAAAATAGAATCTCCATTTTCTCTAACTGCTCTTATTTGAGGGTCTGTACTAGTTTCCCAATCATTAGGAACAGCAACATATTCAGTAGAATCAAATTTAATAATATCACTAGGTGAAACCGTAAATAGGTATTTCCACAAATACCCATCACCACTACTACCAGCTTTAGATGGTTCTAAATCAGTAAATGTTGGCTCATCTTGAGATACATTTCCTTTAGCAGACTGAGATGTATTAGAACCATATCCACCATTATCAATACAAATATAAACTTTGTATTCAGAGTTCATTACATAATATCTGGATCTGTATAACTTATTTGCTTGAGTATTTGGACTTTGATTTTCACGACTATAATCATCACGATAAATCTCATATCTTTCACCAGCTTTCCAGTCAATTCTCTTAATAACTCTTCTTATATTCTTTGCTTGTATTTTCTTACCAAACATCATAATATCTCCAACATGAGCATTGCTGGAAAAACTATCAAGTGGTCTAGGTGTTTCTGAAGACTGATTCCAAGTTTCGGATCTACCATACCCTATAATACCACCCTCTTTTGTTTGGGTTGGGTTTGGCAAACCAATAAAAACGTAGTAGTTATTATTTGTAACAGAATCTACAAAATTACTAGCGTTAAGTATTCTAAATTGGTCAGTAACAATCGCTGGCATCTTAAATATACTTTTATTGTTTATTTATAGTCATTATAATACTTGTAATCTAATAGCACCTGTATTCCTCAATCCTTTAAGAGAACCCAATACATTGTTTCTCCTTTGAATTGTTGGGAATGTGGATAAACCAGAATCAATAGTAAGTCCAGTCACACCAATTGAAATTGGACTTGCTTCTCTAGTTGTAGTGTCTCCATATAATCTACCCCAAGTGATTTTACCCAAACAAGTAGTTACCCCAACATTTCCAGTTAGATATCTACCTGTAGAAGCTAAACCTACGTGGTTAGTTGTACTTAGTACATTACACTTAATCTTAGCAACCTTATCACCTGCTACAGTTATTGAATGTACCTTGTAAATATTATCTAGGAAGGTTGTTCCTATACCAACAATTGAAGTATCATGACTATCAACAGAAGTAACACCATCACCAATAGATGTTTCTTTAACTAGAATAGGATATCCTGCCTGAAGTAAACTTGCTTGCTTACCATCAGTTACGTTAAAGAAGAACTCAAGAGCAAGTGGATGTCCACCAGTTCCAACAGCAGTTCCTATACCTGTAATAATACCAGTAAATCCTTGTCCATACTTAATAAGATTAACATCTTCAGTCTTATATAAAGGATTTTCAATTATCACTTGAGGTGCTACCTTATATCCATATCCAGAACTTGTAATTGTCAATGCTGTCAAGGATCCATTTGAAATTGTTGCTGTAGCAGTAGCAGTAGATCCAATACCAACACCAATTTCTGGTGGATTTGCTATCCTAACAGTAGGAGTAGTTAAATAACCTTTACCATTATCAGCAATTGTATATGAGGTGACCTCTGTATTTCCAGTACCAACATTATTACCCAAAACTAAAGTAACATCTGCAGGAGTTTGGTCTGGAGATGCTGGCATTAAGATAGTGTCTACAGCATCTACTGTAACACCATAACGCTCAGAACTAGGAAGACGAAGTGGTCCTTCTTCATAGAAGAAAATTTCAGCATCATCTACAAATATTCCATCTTGTAAATCAAGACCTATACCAGAATCAATTTTAACATCCGAAATAACTTTTGCTGTTGGATAAACACAGGGTTCAATAGATTCTCTATCTTTACTTACTAAACTACCTTCAATAATCTTGTCAACTTTCTGTTTTGCCCAATCAACTGGTCTCCATATAAAGTCATCCAAACTATCAATACCTGGACCTGTATAAATGTCAGTTTCAAGAATATCAGAAGATAATATTTCTTTAACTGTTCTATTTCTATTTTGATCTAGTCTACCAGGAACATGACGAATTATTCTAATATCATCTCCTGGTTTTATTGTTTCTTGAATGTCAATAATCTCAACATCAATACCTCTTTGACCAAGGTAGAAGAATATATCAACTTTATCACCTGTATCAGGTGCTTCAGTAAATGTAAATGTAGCACCACCTTCAAACTGATAAGCAATACCAGGTGTTTGAATGACACCATTAACAAAGATAATCAATACCGCATTTAAATCAATATCAGATGATATTGAATCATTTTCATCAGTTTCAAAACTTAATAGTTGTCCATTAAAGAATAATGGGAATCTTCTTCTAACACCATTCTGGAGATTTTCGATATTATCAATAAAGTCAATTTCACCAAATTGCCAAGCAGCAAAGAAATCATTAAAGATTTCAACAACTTCAAGTTCAAACTCTTTAAGAGGTTCTCTTAATTCGGAAGATGTAACCAATCCAATAGGTTTGAATCTATCACCAACCTTAAATGAATGTCCAGCTCTTGATATAGCAAACTCTGATATTTCAAATAATGTTGATCCTATACCAACAGCAGTTGAAGCAGATCCTACATTTAGGTTAAGTAATAGGTTTTCACCAGTATCTGTAGTCTTACCTACACCTAGTCTAGAAACACCAACTATAGGCATATCTTCATAAATTGGCTGAGGGATCATTAATTCTGGATTTACATATCCAGATCCACCATTCACAATAGTAAATTCTAAAGCACCACCAGTACCAGCAGGAGATTTACCAACATTTACAGTAAACTTCTTAGTAGAAACAATAGTCTCTACACCCATAAAGGTATCATAATATGGATCAGTTGTTCTTGGGTAAGCATGATTTGTTGAATACTGATCTTTGTTACACTGGAAGACTAGAGATCCAGTAGCAAATTTAACTCTATTATTTGCTTTCTGAATGTTATTTTCTACAGAACGTAGATATTGATGTGCTGAAATATTTGTAGAAGGTAGTGTTGATAATGCTTGAATTTCAATTTTATCAGCACCATCAATTGTAATTTGAACCCACTTATTAGATAAAGGATCAGTACTTCTTGGATAAGAATGCTCACTAGCATAATTGTCCTCAGAACATTCAAAGAATATAGAGTTATCTTCTAACTTAACCCAATCACCATTAGATAATCCATGATTAGTAGTTGTAGTTATGGTACAAATACCAGCTCTTGGGTCGTATATTGCAGTATTTGTAGATAAAGTATCTGAGGCAGTAAATCCATGAGTAGTAGCAGTAGTTACTGTCATAATACCTGATTGAGGATCATAATCAGCAGTATTAGCAGTAAATGGACCACCAACATCAGCAGTTACACTTTCTATCTGTACAGGTTTTCCAACATTACATGTAATTTTTTGAGCAGTTACAGCAGTAATTGCTAAAGCAGTATTATATGCTGGATCAGTTGGTCTTGGATAAGCATGATTTGATCCATGAGAATCAGCATCACATGTCATTATTATTGCTTTAGGGGCAATAGTTACTGTATCACTAGTAGTGAAACTATGATTACCTATTGTTAATGTGAAGTCTCCTGTACTTGGAGTGTAAACGGCATTGCTAACATCTCTCTTAACTCCAGCAACAGTAACAGCATCACTTATAGAATCAACATATTTGTGTGTTCCAATAGCATTTACAAACTTATGTCTGTTTGGTGCTACCATTGCGGTTACAACTGCTCCAGTTCCTGCTCCACCACCAGGTCCAATATTGGTTAATAGTGTATTCTGTGAAGCACCAACTATAGGTAGGAATACATTATATGCTGGATCAGTTGTTCTTGGATAAGTATGATTTCCAATGAAATTATCTTTAGAACACTTAAAGGTTAGTGAATTAGCATCAATCTTCATTGATTTTGTTGCTCTCACACCCTTTGCTATGGATGAAACATAAGTATGTGGATAGAAACCACCAGACTTAACAGCATCAGCAGTAGCACTGACAAATGTATGAGGATCTGTGTTTGTTGAAGGTACAGAAGTCAATACTTGTAAGGTAATAGAAGTCTCTGTTACCGATTGAATTGGAATAGCAGTATTATAGTAAGGGTCAGTAGATCTTGGATATGATTTCTCAGCAGCAGTACCAGTAGCACCACCAAATCCACAACTAAACTTCAATGATAATGGATCCAATCTAACTCTTTCACCAGCTTTTAGAGTATGAGTTCCTATTTCAAGAACCATTAATCCAGTATTTGGATCATAACTCGTACCTGTTAATTGTGGAGTCCAACCAACTAATGGACTCATTCCAACCTGAACCTCAAACTTATTATTATTTGCTTGAGAAACTAATAACCACTTATCTCTTACTGGATCACTTAATCTTGGATAAGGATGGTTTGTAGTATTACCATCCATATCACATTTGAAGGTAATTGCTCCATCTACAAACTTAACTTGTTCATTATTAGTAAAGACTCTTGGAACAAATACACAACCATCAGTAGCACTTACAAATAAATGAGGATCTGTATTTGTTGATGGTGTTGTTGTTAATACTTTTACAGTAATTGTTCCAGCTAATTTATCAGCAGCAATAACATTCAAATAAGTATCATATGCTGGATCAGCACCTCCACCAGCATTACCTGTTCCAGAGGATCTAGGATATGATTTGTGAGAATCTATACCAACTTGATTGTCAAAAGTACAACTAAATGTTATTGAATTTGGAGCAATCTTAACTTTATCATTAGTATCTACATCATGATCTCCAATTTCAAGAACCATATTACCTGTTGTTGGATCATATGTAGCACCACTAACATCAAAATTTGTACCAGCATATGCTGTTAAAATACCAACTCTAGCATCATACTTAGCATCATTAATATCAAGATCAACTGGTTCTGGTATTCCATGTACCTCTGTTGTGAATAATAAACTACCAGTTTCAGAATTATAATCCGCTAAAGTTGGATTTAGACTCTGACCCATGAATGATCCTGTATATGCTGTTATCGCATCTGTAGTAGCACTTACAAACTTATGAAGATAATTGATATCAGTAACACCAATAGAAACTGGTTCACGATATCCAGATCCTGGTGTCAACTCATCATAGAACGCATATACACCACCACCTTTCAAATAGTTGTGAGGAATACTAGTAACACCAACATTAACTTGGAAACTTCTTTCTGAAGTTACTCCAACCAATGGAATAGGTCTTTCATGATTTTGGAATATTGATGTAGTAACTCCAATATAGTTTAGTGATTGAACACAATCAGTAGTAGCACTTACAAATGTATGTGCATCTGTATTGGTAGGTGTTACTCCAAATAATACATTAACCTTGAAAGTATCAGTAGTAACATCAGATATGTACATATATCTGTCATAGGCAGGATCAGTCTTTCTAGGATATGACTTTTCAGCAGCAGAACCAGTAGCACCACCAAATCCACAACTAAATGTGATTGATTCTTCTTTTAATTTAACTGAATCACCATTTGAAAGTCCATGACCAGCAATTTTTATAACCATATCACCTGTTGCTGGATTATATGTTGTACCAGTAATAGGTTGACCAATAGTGTATGTTGGGCAAGTAAAATGTAGATCTTCTAATTTAACTGTTTCTGGACTCTCTAAAGCAAAACCATGAACAGTATTAGTTGTAACTGTCATAATTCCAGTAACAGGATCATAATGAGCAGTCTCAATACCAGAACCAATAGGACCTACTGAAGAGGCAATGCTTACAATACTATCAAGTACACCATTAGTTTCTTTTGCTAAAACTCTAGCACCAACTAAAGGAGCATAACCAAGTCCAGTCGATGATCCCATAGAAACAATGAGTCCACCTCTTGGAAGTTGATTTTGATTAATATCAAACTCAGATTCAATTTTTTGTCCATTTTCAGAACTAATTCCAGTAAATGTAACACTAGATACGCCAGCAGTAGCATTTCCTTCTATTTCATAATTATTACCTAAGTTGTTTAAAGTTAATGGTGTCTGGAATACCCCATTAATGAATAAAATTCCATTTCCAACACCAACACCACTAACAGTATTAGCACCACCAACAGTTAATGTGTATGTCTTACCTATTCCAGTAAAGGAATCTGAAATATCATCAAATACCATGTTGGTATCATAATTTGTCCTTAAGAACGTTCTACCACTGTATTCTGCTCTAACATAAGGAATATTAGTATCATTTCTTCTTGTTCTAGTATTACCTTTAGGTGGATCTAAGAACCATGCTGTGCTATCAACAATATTGAATGAACCTCTATGTATTCTTACTTCGTCTCCAGCACTATGAGTAGAAGCATCAATTCCTAAAGCACCTCTCTTAACCCTAACTACAGGTATAGATGCCCAGTCCTCACTAGAGTTAATTGTCGCATCAACTTCTGTAGCAAATCCAACTTGCTCAACCTTCATATACTCATTATTAATCTTCAATACATCTCTTGGTTGAACTGAACTAATTCCACTCAAAGCAAATTGAGAAATTCCAATACCAATATTAGAAGGTAAACTATGCTTTATAGCAGTATATGTAACTGGTTGTTGAACAATTCCATCAAGACCAATAACAGTTTTACTTAATTTCTTGGTCATCTCAAACTTATGAGAATTACCAGAACCATTAGTTGTTATTGTTATTGGATTTCCTACATCAATATATTCTTTTCTAGAATATATTTGGAATTTATCAGCACTACCTGCCTTAACAAATACTTTTGATGGCATAACAGTAACTAAACTACCATCAGCATCTAATGTAGCAGCGATTCCAACTGAAACAGGAGGAACACCAATAAAAGTAGATTCTGGTGTATAAGTTAATTCTTCATTTGTATTAAAGAAATGATTTGGTATAGCGAAAGTAGTTCCAGCACCTGGAGTTGAATCTGTTATAACCCTTGTAGTGTCTGTAGGATTGAATTTCTTAACATATACTGGAATACCTTGATATGTTAAATTGAAATTAACTTTATTACCTCTTGTTCCGTTAATACCATCATATGATGTCAATAATAGATCACTAGTAACAGGACCATATTGTAGAACATCTGGTTCATTGGCAAAATCGTTAATAGTATTAAAGACTTCGTTATATGATTGAACCTCAACTAATCCAGTATTATCTGGATAAAATACTAAATTCACATTTTGAGTATCTGTTTCTGATCCAAAAGTACCTATACCAGAAACTTCACCAATATGAGGATATTGAATAGTAATAGCATCATTATTCTGATCATGTATTAGAATTGGTTGATGTATAGCAAATTTGTCACCCTGTCTAACTTTAATAATAGATTTAACAGTACTATCAATAGTCCTATCAATTGTTGCTACAGTTACTCCTGTACCAACTTCAGTTGTGTTATATGTTGATTCATACCTAGCACTTCTTTCTGCCCCTTCTGGTTGCCCAGGAACGTTAAATCTATGGGTTCCAATACCAGCAGTAGTTGTACCTAGTCCAACAACTGATGTACTTAATCTTAAAGTAGAATGTCTTTCATTAATACAATCAAATTTAATAGTACCAGAATCATAACTTGCTGTTAATATACCAACTGTTCCAGTATCAATAATACTGAGAGAAGTTTGAGTTAAATCAGCATAAAGTTGAGATATTGTTACATCACTACCATTAACATTAACAATTGCTTCTGTATAATCTAGTTCACCAGTAACATCATCCTTAGCAACAACACTAGCATAGAAAGCATTACAATTAGTATCAGCAAATTCCATAACATTTGATGTACTAACACCAATAGGAACTGGTACTGGATCTAATCCACCAACACCGTTGTTAACGAAGTATGGAGTGTTGATAAATCCAAATTGACCCGTAACAGGTGTAGTGTAAGTAGAAGGTACTGTGGGAGCATTTGGAGTGGTATCAGGATTGATCTTTATTGTTGCTGTACTTGAACTATCAATACTTACAATCTCAGTAAGTTCATTACCTAGAGTATCCTTTATTAGACCCAAACCAGATACTGTAGTACCGATTCCGACCAAAGAATTTGTAGTAGGAAGTCCATTTACATGCTTAAGACCAAGAAGATCAAAATCTGTTGTTGTTAAAGTAGTTCCACTAATCGTTGCTGAGAACATCGTTCGACCAGCACTAACAGAAACATTATTACCAATTAAATCAACAGACCCAAATTCTTTTGTACCATCTGTAATATTATCAGTATTAAATGAAGTCTTAAGGAGTTTAATATCATGATCCTTATTAAACTTATCTGTTGGGGTAAATAATAAAGTTTTTCTCTTAAAGTAATCAACATCAGCAGAAAAATCACCCAATTTCATATTAGAGTAATCTGATGATTTCTCAATCAAATAAGCATTTTCTGTAGAAGTTAATACTATTAAATCACTAATCTGAATATCAAATGTATCAGCATCAACAATTTGAACCAAATAACGAGCATAATTTGTATTAAGTTCTTCTATTTCTGTAAATAAATCCTGTATTCCTTTACTTGAGAATCTTCCACTTATATCATCATGTATCAATACTCTATTTGTTTTACACTTACTATAATCTGTTAATTTAGCATTTTGGAAATCAACAAACTTAGAATCACGAGTATTTCCAGATTCTCTTGGTTCAAAATCAATACCAAGATCAAAATCATTAATAGTATCTACCCTTCTCTCACCAACCACATCAAGAACTAATGTTGGTGTAGTAAAGAATGTGGATCCAATACCAACACCTACTAATGTAGTTTCAACAACAGTATCTGCAAAATTCTTGAGTCCAGCAGGATGAACCAACCTATTAACAGGATCTACAATATCATCCCATGTTTTTTCACTCTTAATGGAGTATGATAAATTTTGGAAATAATCATTATTGGGTGTTACTTGGAAATCTTCGCTTAATTTACCAGTATTATCAGTCCATCCATAATCTTGTCTATTGGAATAATCAACATTAAATTTAGCATATTGCTTATCAATACCAACAACAGTAGCACTAGTTCCTGAAGATTCTCCAGCTATTCTATCCCCAATCTTAAGATTGTCTAAACCATCTACTTTAATATAATCATCTCTTGTTTCAGTAACAGTAAGATCACTTTTCACAAAAGGAGTTCCTTGACTAACTAATAAACTTTCACTAATTGTAAATTCTGCTCTCTTTTGATCAGTCTCAAATACTGGATAATTCTTACGGTTAACTATATTAGCATATCCAGTCTGATATGTTTTAGCAATTCCTGGATTTGTAGTTAAACCAACCAAATCAAATTTCAGTACATCTGGGTTTGATGAATCATAAGATTTAACCTTCAAGAACTGATAATCATAATCTTCTGAGTTATATCCTGTTCCTTCTGTAGAAATACCAGCAGTTGAAGAAGTCTGAGTACCGATACCAGATTCCCAACCCATTAATATACCTTCAACAAATATATCATCACCAACAGCAAATGGTGGAACATCATATCCATTGATTGGTGTTTCCATTACACATCTGGCAACAGTGCCTTCTGTGGTCATAGAAACAATTCCTATACCATTAGAATTATTGATAGTAATAACTCTATGATTTACAGAATCTAAACCTTTAATTGGTGCTATTACTTTAATTTCAGATATTCCTTGATTAGGAACCGTTGCCATTAATGAAGTAGTATCAACAACCTCTTTAGATTCTGGATTGAATAAGATTACATCAGGGGCACTTAAATATTCTGCTCCAGGACCAATAACCTTAATAGACTCAATTACATCTAAATCATCAACTCTAACAATAGGTGAAATATATGCCTCAGGTCTTAAAGTTTTATCAGCAGAATATTCAAATCCATAATCAATAATTCTTAAGTTATTAATTCTACCAATAGATGTTGATAGTGCTACAACATTAGCATTTTCACCATTAGCACTAGTAATAGAAGTAAATCCAGGTATACTCTTATAACTAAATCCTTCAGAAATTGTTTTTATAGACTTAATAGGTCCAAGTATATTTCCAGATTTACTAGAATACTCAAGTAAATCGCACTGATTATCATGATATTCTAATACTTCAGGTACTGATCTAGGCGAAATCTTAAATGTTTCATCATCAACATCAAATACTCTAAATTCTCCACTATAAGCACTATCTACAAATCTGATTTCTGAATAATCATATACACCTGTATCAGCAGTACTAATATACCCATTCTTCTCAAGAGCGTAGTATAATACTGATGGAACAGAAGTGCTGAATCCAATTGATACAGCAGCACCAACTACAGGACTAGATGAGAATGTTCCAACACCAACAGTTCCAACACCAACAACACTAAATGATGCTTGAACAGATTCTAATGGGTCATAACTGGTAGCATTTACAAATTCATTCTTAAATTCTCTATCATAGAAGAATTTCAATTTATAATTCTCTAATGATGTTGAACCAACTCCAAATGTTAAATCTGAACTTTTAACGACTGTAATTGGTGGGTTAATTAATGATAAAGTATGCTTATTATTGCCTTGTCCAGTTAAATCTACTATTCTAGGAGGAGTTACTATAGAATCTTTATGTGTTTCACACAAATTAATAGTATTTGAGTCAATTGTATGGACATAATATGCCCCAACAGAAAGACCACCAACTAAAGACGATCCTGATATTATTTCCTGATTATCATAAAATACCTTATCACCAGTCTTATATCCATGATCAGGTATAGTGATTGTATCAGTGTTTAATACAACTGCGGTAGCATTGAAACTAATTTCATTAATTAATAGTTTTTGATGCTCATCATTGAATGAAACAGTTAATGGAGCAGTGGATCCAATACCAACAGCAATATTAGGAACAACCTCTAAATCAATTATATCACCTACTGCCAATCCATGAGTAGTTGTATTTGCCAATGCTACTTGTGTAGTAACTGTAGAAACTACTCTATCAATATTAGCAGTTAACTGATCATGATCAGATTCTATTAGATATTGATAATTATTATCACCATTACCAAAGAAGAATAATCCACTTTCAGTACTGGCAGCACCAACATTAGTAGCAAGACCAATATAATCAGTACCTTTATCTACAACATATAATTCTGAAATAGCTGTTGATTGATCTGGAATATAGAATTGGTTTGATGCATCATCATCTCTACTAACCAAGAATGAAGTAGCAGTTAGTGGTTTTGATAATTTAATTTTCTGTCCATTACGGAATGGATGACTTGGCAAATAAATGCTTTGTTGAGGAACATTTATATTATTTGTTATCTCACCATACACATAATCAATTATGGAACCACAAGTAGTACCTAAACCTACAGACTGATGACCATTAAAGAATACTAATTCATCTAATTTAGAATCAAAATAATTAGATTTAACAGGAATACTTATTCTATTGTTTAATACATCTATCTCAGAACTATAAGTATGTCCAATACCTGTTCCATATCTTTGTATTCTAATTATCTTCTCTAAACCATATAGATTCAATACTTTAAGAGTTTCATCACCAACTCGTAAAGAACCACCAACAGACACAGTATTTGGTATAATATTTACGTAAATATCCTCAGTTTTTCCATTTGGATTGTTATTGACAGTCATTGTCTTTGCCAATCCAATGATATCCGTACTAATACCAACCTTAAATGAGTTGTTTAATTTGTAATTAGCAGTACTTAAACCAGAAATTAATACAGTATCTTGATCATTTAACTCAATTTTTGGTAAATAATGTGCTTCAACTGTTTGAGCATCTTTCCAAATAAGAGTGGCATTCTCAAATGTAGTTAATTCAGTCTTAATATTAGAAACACCAATACCAACAATACGATCAACTTGACCTCTAGCACCACTACCACCAGTACCTTCATTATCAAATGAAGTAAAATCACCTACCTTATAATTTTTTCCACCATCTAAAACTTGGAATGTATCTACAACACCCCTAGTTACAGATTCAATAACTGATTTTTGTTTAATAATTTCATTAGATTCAATAATAAAATCATTATTCGCATATCTATCATTTACTTTATATGGTAAAGTATTTCTAGAAAGAGTTGAATTATTGAAATCAAATTTCTGATTTAAAGAAAGATTATCAGAAATAAATTGTGATCTATAAGTTTTTCCTATAAAATATGGATATTGTGGATTTTCATTTTCATCTAATGTCGCAAAATAAGCATAAACACCATTTGGAAACTCAGGTGTTTTACAAAATCTACCATTATATTTGTCTAAATCACCACTACCATCAAATTTATAATCATCAAGAAAATATCCAGAATCTTGCTCTGGACGATCATACCAAGTGTTATCTTTAACATATCCAGATTTTAATCTCTTAACTTCACCAATATCATTTGGCGAAGAATAACCAAAAGCACCATATATTGGATTTCCATCATATGCCCATCCTATTAGGGGTGAATGAGTACCTATACCAGCATTATTAATACCAGAGTCACCAAATTCATCTCTTAATGATTGATCATATGCCTTTACTTCATATAGTAAACCATCATCTCCACTAGGTTCTAAATGAATATTCATACCTCTCTTCTGAATATCATCTATCTCCAATCTTCTTATTTGTGGACTTAATAACCCATTCTTTCCTCTAGGATCAACATAAACATTAGTATCAGTTGAAGAATATCCAATACCAGTATTAATAACAACAACATCATCCAATTTACCATCAGAGATAATTGGTCTTAATATTGCTCCATTACCAGAAGGACCTTCTATTTTTATGTGTGGTAATGAGTTATATTCTTGACCACCATTAAGAACAATAATATCTAAAATCTTACCATCATCTATAAATGCCTTTATTTCAGCACCTTTTCCATTTATTATATCAACTTTAGGTTTAATAATATGATTAATAATGGATGAACCATAATTACTACCATTTTCATATGTGTAGGTGTCAATTATTTCACCTTCAATAATAGGAGTTATTTTTCCTTCATATGATCCAGTAACTGTTGTGGCAAAACTTACAGTAGTTTCTATTTTGATATCAGGGTATTTGAATATTTGATATCCAGTTCCAGTTGATCTCAAATCAACATATTTTCCTCTTTCAAAATCAGTTTTTGCCACTCCAGCAGCATCAGATTCTGCTAATCTAAAGGAATTAGCATCTATCTTAATAACAAGATATGACAATGAAGTATCCAATCCTTCAATAGTAGTTCCATCAGACGAATATTCAACAATATCACCATTTCTAAATCCATGATTTACAAAATTAATAGTATCATAAGAAGTAGAAATTCCAGATGGAGTTACTGGTAATTTTCTATATTGATAATCATAACCAGGATTAATAACTTTTACAGAATTTAACGTATTTTTAGATTCTGTTCTAAACTTGTGAATACCAGCAGCAGTTGTTGCTGTAGAGAATCCTACAGTATTAATACCAGATACACCAAATGTAGCCTCTTCAGGTCTCTTAAATAACCTAATTCTCTTTGGATTGAGTACCTTAGCATAATAAGGTGCTCCATTTACAAGATATTCTGTTACAGTTGTTGCTGCGGACTTAAATGGTGTAATTCCAATAGGATCTTGCCCATTCTTATTATAATAAATTAATTGCCCATCAACGAAATTATGCTCAGATTTGAATGTTATAGTCTCTTCTTGTACATCCAATCCACCTGAGAAGAATATATCTCTACTATCAAACTCAACTTCTCTATATCTTGGTCCAACTACTGGTTGTAAGAAACAATCCTTACCATTACCACCAGTTAATCTTACTGAAGAAACCTTATCAATATCAAAATCTTGTGGATCTACCAATATTTCCTTTACAGATCCCCTAATAACTGCTTCTACAAGTGCTGTCGTACCAATACCAACAGTTCCATCTGGTTTTATAAAGGTATTAGCATTCCCTACTCTAATTTTAGGTGGATTAACTACGTCATATCCAGTACCAGAATTATATACTTCTGTTTTTTCAATTATACCATAAGTTATAAAATCATCATTAGTGTTAGATCTTAATTGAACACCATTAATCAATAATCCAATATTTTTAGATTGTTTTTCCTCTTTTGAAGGTATATTTAAATCCTGACCAAGAGGAAATTTTCTTAAAATATGGTTTGATGTTATTTTTTTATTGTAATGATCTTCTAAGGTAAATGTATGTGTTGCATTTGGATCTGATGGTTGATTAAATTCTTTAGCAGAATCTCTTTCAATCGCATTAATTGTATCATATAACCTTATAATCTTTTCAGTAGAATCTGCTTTAACAAAATACTTAGATCCATTAGTCAAACCAAGAAGTGGTTTGTCAGAAGTATAAATTATTGAATCTCCAGTACGGAACTTAACCTTCTCAGCAAATTTAATCTCTGTAAAATCAATCTCAACACCTGTTAGAGCATTAATAGTACCTGTTTGTATATGAGGAGGTGCTCCAGATGGAATAATGCCATTTAATGGTTCCTGATCGATCTTATGGCTTGATAATGAATTAGAAGCAGCATATCCAAAATCATTCCCATCAACATAAACATTTAAAGTATCCGCAATAACCTTATTATTACCATCAGTCAACTCTATTCCATCAACATTTCCAGTATTATAATTTGCTTTACGTAAATTTCTTCTTATATCATAAAATACAGCAGAATGTGGTTCATTAGCAATATAGTTAACACCTTCTCCCGTAAATACATAATCACTATCAATCCTCTTGACTATACCACCGCCAACTCTAATATTAGTTCCTCTACGAATAATATCAAAACTATCACCAACCTTTAAACTAGACTTATCAATTTTACTTAAAAAGGTAAATGATGTTGTACCACTATTAATTGATCCATTTATTTCATATCTAGAACTTGTATTATAAATCCAAGAATTAGCAAATATTTCTTTATATGATTGAGTAGTTTCTGATGGATTTTGAATAAATTCACCTACATTCTTTACAGTTATCTCTTGTTTTTCTGAAATTAATGCTATATCAGATTCTGGAACAAAATCAGAAACTACTCCAGTAATTCTTAAATCAACTCTCTTACTTAAATCACCATTTTCATACCCAAATATAGTTTCGGTTGATCTTAAATCACTAGCAATTCCAATATTACCAGTTATATCACTACATCCAAAGAATTGGTTAACTGTCTTAGAGGTATAAGTAACGACCCCAACATTACCATTAAGATATTCTATAGTAAAGTTACCAGTCTGCCCAAATCCAATAGTACTATCTACTGAAACAATAGATTCACCAGGAACAACTTGCTCCAATACCTTTGTTTTACCAGGTATAGTAAATGTACCTTCTATTAAATCTTTATCATTAAATCCAACAAAAAGAGATAATTTATAATAAAGTTTATTATCTCTAGTTAAAACTTCAATTTCTGATACTGAAGCATTAGTTCTTAAATCAGTTGATTTAAATATTGTTTGTCCAACTAAATTTTGAGCTTCACCATTAAGTGAATCAGCAATAATAACTTCTCTACGAATATACTCAGCACTTGATGGTTTAACTAAACGTTCTTCAAGATCTATAACTTCTGCTTCAACACCATATAATACTTTAAAAAGTATTCTAATTGATTCTGCAATACCTTTTGATTGGTAGAATGATCTAGCATTCTTTATAAAATTACCAACATCAATACCATCAGCAAACTTATTATCTTCTAATCCAGGTAAAAATGTCCTCTTTATCTTCTTATAGAACTCTTGTAAGAATAAAACACTAAGATTAGTAACTGTAGATTCGTTAGCATGACCAGAGGCATTGGTATCCTCAAATATTAAATGCTCACTATTAACATGGTCTAAAGATGATGATATACCAACATGATGCCCAGTAACTCCACTAAATCCACGAATACATCCAGTAAAACTAGTATCTGTTTTTCCAGTATATGTAATAATTTCATTATCAATCTTTAAAAGACCATATGAAGAAGGAAATCCCTTAGTAGAATTAACTAGAATTTCTGTTTCAGTTATGAGTACTTCTTTAGTTAAAGTAGTAGTTCCAGTAATAACTTCAGGAACTAAATTGTCAACTTTAATATACCGATCAAGATTATCAAGTAAATCTGCGTTAGCACCTTGATTTTCTTGAGAAATATAGTAAGTTTTTAATAGTTCTGTAGCTAATGGAAAATCAGCAACCACAAATTCGGGTAGCTGACTCTCAATAATCCTATTTACTTGAACTCTCTTCTCAAATTCTATACTCATTCTACTTTCTTTCTAGTGTTCCGTTAGAATAACTTGAAGTGTAATAATCTCTAGAGAATACAACGCCTGATACATCTTCACCCGAAGCAATTACATCTTTAACCATATTTATCGTACTATTAGATGTATCAAATTTTAGGTATAAATCCTTCAATCCAATAACATCATTAGAGTCAGGAAACGCCTGAATTTCAACTAGATTGTTAGCAGCAATTGTAGATGTTATGTTTATAGTGTTAAGTATGATTTCACCCTTTTTATAATCAACTATACCAATATCCTTGGCAACGATTTTCATTTGATCATCAGTATCCTTAGAAACAATACAAATAACACCCTTTTCACTATTATCTAATTTACCATTTTCATTGGTATTTGGAATATCAGTCAAATAAACAACTTTTTTCCATCCAGAAATATAGAATCCAGTACTCTTAATATTATATCCTTCTGGATTAATATGGAATTTATTACCAAAACACAGTTCATATTGAGCAAATTGATTAATTAATGCCTTCAAATCCCTTCTAATCTTCACTTTTGTAATGTTAGAGGTGATTCCATCATCAACCCTATCAATAAGTTGATTAATTTTACTATATTTAAATCTACCACCAAACTTATTAATATCCACTGTATTACCATAAGTCTCAAGTGAATTTATTATTAATGATTTAAGTGTGGCAGAATCACTAACTTGTGAAGTATTGTAGTAAACCGTTGAATCAATCTCAACATATAGCATTTTAAGATCAATAATTTCAGAGTTTATACCAGCAATAGCGTAACTCTTTAATTTGTTTTTAATCTGTTGCTTATCAAAATCAGAGACATAAGTACCATTTTTTGGTTTAATACTGATCTGTACCTTACCGAATTGTGGAGGTGATAGTTCTTCTCCACCAACAACAGCAATTGATTCAGTTGCAGGGTATATTGTCTTAATTATTGCTTCATAATCCCTTGGTGTAACCGCCCTGTACTGTGCCGAATACAGTCTAGGAGCCAAATACTTGATTGATGCTATATCTTCGTTGTAGGAACCGTTACGGGCAGGTCTGACAGTTGTTACATCTACAGCAGCGATTGGTCTTATTAGAACACCATCAGGTCTACTAAATGATCCTTGGAAGTCAAAAACACTTGCTCCATTACTAGTAGGACCATTACTAACAATGTACTGAACAGTAATAATATCATCATTTGTTAGTTGCTTACCAAAATATCCATCACCAAACAATATTTCAACTCTTTCATCCTGAATTTCTTGTAATAGATAGATTTCAGAATCCTTATTCAAATTTAAAATATTGTCAACTTTTGTAAATTCTCTACCAAGACTACCAATTTGAGAATTTTGTACATTTACCTTGATCGTTGAAGTATCAATTTGAGCATTATCTAAGATAAATTTCTGATCAGAGGGTATTCTAGCAACAAAATTACTTGTTAAATATGTACCTTGAATGACATCTACCTCAAAATCAGATACCCTATTCCCTGAAGCATCAGTATATACTCTAGATGTTACTGGAGTTGTTATTGAGAATCTATATGAAGTATCATTTGCACTACCAACACACACTAAACCAGGATTTAGCGTAAGATGAGTGATTGTAGCAGTAGTATCTTCTATTCTTACTTGAAAACTTATAGTTGCTTTTGATGAAGTAACGGAACGAGGAACATATCCAATGTTTCTTGCTAACGAAACTACATTTTCTCTTATAGTTGCTGAGTCTAAAAATACCTCATTTACTGCCAAATTCGCATTAAATGAGTTAATATACGTATTATATGCTAAAGTATCAATTAAAACAGAGAAATTTGATCCTTCAAAGTCAAAATCAGTGAAATTTGAGTTTGATTGAAGATAATTTCGTATTTGTGTCTTAATTTGACCGAAATCAAGGTCGGAAAACTGTGTATATGGCATTATTTTACCTAGTTGGTTCTAATATAAAGGTAAACCTCTGCCTTGGGAGAGGAAGACCTAGAATATCATAAAAAACAGTCACTTCAAATGCATTACGATCAGGTGATCCAACGAGTTCTATGGATACATTTCCCACTCTAGGTTCAAAGTTACGTAAAGTTGTCTTAATTTGATCCTCAATTACCATTATTGTAGTATTTGAGTAGTTTTCAAACAAACTTCCACGTATATCAGTACCTAAAATAGCATTAAAAAACCTTTCTGTAGGTATTGTTTCTACTAAATTACGAACAGAACGCATAATAGCACGTTCATTCGTTAAAACAGGCAAATCTTTCGTAACAGGATGAGGTATGAAAGATAAACTTATGTCTTTAAATCCTCTAGATTGTCGTTTTTCTATTATCAAGATGGTTTATTTAGTACTACCTCACTTTATTTATACTCGATTTTCTAATTTTGTAAAATAGGTGCTATTTCCTCCCCAAAATCTTGAAATTTGATCTTATTTGAAGGAAATTCTTCAACCCAACCAGTCATTATGTACTTATTTCCACCCATTGGAGGGTTTCCACGGTGTGTATGAGTCCAAGGTGCTGGAAAAAGCACTAATTTACCTTTTTCTGGCGTAATTCGGCATTGCTGATACAGAAATTCCGTTTCTCCACCATCAAAATCATCATTTAGATATAATAAAGTGACTAATTTACGGTAAGGATCATCTGGATCGGAATCATGATGCCACATATGATATCCTTGAGATGGACGAGTCTTCTGAAATTTAGCATATTTAAACTCAAAAGAGCGAGTATTTAAAATAGGATACTTTTTGTAGTATTCTTGAACAGCAGCAAGTACTATACCATGCCATTCTCTAAAAACTTGTGTAATTGATTGTGTAATTTCTTCAACTTGAAGTAAACCATTCATGTTTACTTGTTCATCTTGTACTATATTTCGATTATCTCTAGGTCCTACAGCACCAGCATCTACTAATCTCTCATAGTAATCAATCAAATAATCACAATCAATATTGGAATGAAACTCTGAAATAAAGTTGTCATGATGAATGACGTTAAAAAAGGGAGAATTATTCATCTCCCTTGCCCTCTATACTTTTTACGTGCTGAATTACGAGACGATGCTGCGTATTTCGTATGTTTTCCATCTCCTTGTCGAGTCTTCTTCGGGGTTGTCTGGACATATTCACCAGTACCGAATCCACCCATTTTTGTTCTAACTACCATTAGTCATCCTCAATCATTTCAGTTTTTAAAGAAGTCGGATCGGGCACACCACAGTTATAAAACTGCTGTGCCAAATCCTCTGTTTTATCAAAATACTCCTCTTGGGTTAATCCCTCAAAGGCAATCTTACCATCAATTAGAATATTATATTTGGTCATTAGATTACCCTAGTCTTCTCATGACCTACACGAACACGAGGATCACACCAGATTTCAAAACCTGCCTCCTTCGCATCTAGGCAGAACGAAACGTCCTCACCACACATATCCTGTACTTCGCCACTTTCAAAGACTTGCATCTTAGGAGCGAACCAAGGATAAGGCATTTGCTCATGCTCGAATACACCATTCTTAATAAGTAACCAACCAAAACCAGTATAATCTACGGTAAATGGTTTCTTTCTTTTCGAGATGCTTTCGATGGTTTCATGATTCATTACTCCACCATTCGTGCGGAAATCATCTTCTTCTAACCAGTGTGCTACCGAGGTGGTTTTGCCGTCTTCAGTACAATACCAACCAGCAGCAAGATCTTTCTCCATTAATAGCACTTGCCAAAACTTCTCAGAGTTGAATACTATATCACTATCAATCCATAACTGATAATCATACTGTAACTTACCGTCCCAAGGTTTCTGATCGGGTCCTCTCAGTACATTCGCACCGAGACATTTGCACCGAGCGAAGTTCACCATAGATGAATAATCCTGTGAGATCTGTATCGAAGCACCCGCCTGGACAAGATCGAAGCATAACTGTACAAAACTTTTTAAAAATGTATATGAAACTCCACGACCTGGTAAACAGAATACTACTGTTTTACCTTTGATGAGTTCTTTTGCTTTCTCAAAATCCCACTCTGCTTCTTTTTTTACCACAGGGGATTTCGCTTTAACTGTAAATCCTTTTGCCATAACCTACGTAATGTTATACAAATATTATATCCCATTATGTAGTCTATGTCAACTTAAAGATAGGTTACGGATATCAACATTCTCTCTCTAGTATTAGTAGGTGTTGAGCTACTGTGAGGAACTGAACCGTCAAAAAGTAACAACCGATTTTTCACACTATCAACTCTCTCACCATCTTCAAATTCAGTAAACCCATCATTTGTATTCATATAGATTAACGCAGTATTACTAGTACATGGTGTATCAATATGTCTATCATGTATATGCTGTACTCCTTGATTCACGAATAATAGACATCTTGCCCTATGTAAGAACTGTACCTTTAACTGCCTAAACAAATGATGAAAGTCTTCGTAGTGCTCACTTTCTACTTTGTAATCATAATATAAACTATGTACCCAGTAAAAATGATTTAGATTTCTATTCTCATCTTCTTCATAGGTGGCAACCTTTCTTTGAAACTGCCATCCAAATTTCTTTTGATCAGATATTTTATCATAAAGAAATTTAAAGTATTCTTCTTCTAAAAAATTATCAATAACTTGCATCTTCTGTTATACCATCATCAAGTTGAATTTCTTCATAAGTAAGTTCATCTCTAAAGTATGATTCATATATTCTTCCCCATATCAACTTAAATTCATATTCATCAAGATCCTTGAAGAGACACTCTCCTCTTAGATAGATGTGATACGTACTAACCTTCTGTGATAATGAGTTCATCGCCATCTGTTTTAAAACTTACTTCTGTATCTTCAAACCAACCTTGGTCATTAACGACCCATTCAGGTATTCTTATATAATACTCACCAGATACTGTATCAACTTCTATGGGGCGTTTTTCCTCAGGGTTATTTTTTAGCATTATGTGGTATTCTGTTTTTCCATTATATATCAAAACTTAATAATCCGCAAGTCGACCTTGTGGGCGTTTTTACACAGCGAAAAAAAATTTGAGTTCCATTGTAATATTGACCTCGCTTCCGTAACACTTTATAGCTTAGGGGTTCCTTTCGTTTTCAGGGCGGCACGGGGGGCGAACGCCCGACCCCCAATAACTGTGTCAATTCACGAAGTGGCACTACCCTCTAAGATCATGGCACGTCTGTCTGCTCTGTACTGTGCCTTCGCACGAACTACTACAGCGTCCAAGTCTTTGACCATACACTTACCCAGTCCACCTGCTTTGGTAAATGTCATGCCGCCACCTGATGATGCTCTCAGAACGTGCCCCTTGACATTAGTGTCTGTTGCTCTTACTGTTCCGATTGCTCTATTCATAGAGTGCTTTGTTTGTTTGTTACTCACTTATTATAAGGGGATAAAGGAACGAATGGGGGAACCGTGTGCCAGTTCCCCAAGTGTCACAACTAAACGTTGTTGTTGAAAACATACCCGTCAATGGTGATGCTATAGTCCCAATGGAATTGCTCTGCGATTACTTCCCAGTCAATTGCATTCTCTATGAAATGCGGTACGTCCTGAAGATCACCACAGTCGTCAACCATTTGTCTTGCAAAGTCTTCCATGCTCTCATATTGCCCTTGATATGCTTCTAAAACGCTCTCAGCGTATGCGACGTCGCCTTGCTCATCAATGTAAGCATGGACCACATCTTCGTCAAGGTCATTGCATGCTGTCATGTAGTCCTCAAGGTGGTCAAGGTCATAAGCGGAATATCTGTCAACAAATGCTTCGACCTCCTCTCTGGTGACCTCCTCCTCTAGCAATAGGTTAGCAGTCGTGCGGATAACACTTGTGAACCATGTGGGGTCTTCTGCCTGATCTTCAATGAGAGCGATCATATACTGGACCTCCTCTAACCACTCAGTTGTCCAGTTTGCTGTTGAAAGAGTCATTTGAATGTTCTTTTGTTGTGGGGTTATTGTTCCCCGTGCACCTATAATAACTCTGGTTTCTTAGGTGTGCCATACTCAGTGTGACAGTTTAAAAAGTGGCACAAGGTGCAACATAAAAGCGGTTGCCGTGCTAGAATGAAGGTAGAGCCCATAGGTAGAAAAAAATGGACAAAAAAAAGAGAGTCTTATGACTCTCTAATGTAGAAGGCGTTCTCCCAACACTGCGTCTCATGTAGGTCATTTAATGAGTTAATGCAGTTGTTAACCATGCGTCGGATGACCTGCCTGGTTGGTGTGGATGCATAATCCTCAGTAAAGGGTGCATACTCTTTAATGATCCGATTGACACATATACTGACGTCGCTGGTTCCGATTGAGTCAACGTCTGTGAACATAAAGTCAACATTGTCAGAGATGATTTCAAAAAGCATTGGGTTAACCCGTGTTTGTATGTACTTATTGTATAGGGTAGAGTGAGGACTGTCTACCCTATAAACCTTTAGAAATCGTTAAGGATAGAAGTCCGTCGTCTGGGTGCAGTTAGGTTTAGTTCTAATTGCTCTGCAGCGACTTCCTTCTTAGCGTCTTCCTTGTCGAATGAGTAGACAGGGATGTGCCAGGGCATGATGCCTTCGTAAAGTGCCATTAAAAGTCTCTTAATAAGGTTGCAGTTTCTGCATCCATCTCTTCCCTTGGATACTCAAACTCTTCATTTAAGAAGTTCTCAAGTAGGTCGTCGGGAGATAAGAAGTCGTCCATGTCTTTTAAGAATGAATTAAAGAAAAGGTGTTGAGAGGGTTTACGCTCTGACCATTCAGGCACTCGCCATGTTATCCCTCTCGGTTGAAGAAGTTTCCCTCTCAACATTTTTATTATAGGTCAGGGGATAGAGGTTGTCTACCCCTGAGTGTGACAGTTTGTCAACTGGCACATAGTGAGTCAAAATACTCTTGTGGTTGCTCTTTGGCAAGTACACCACCTAACCACTTGTTAATGTGTCTGGTCGTAGTGACTGACCAATACTTAGAAGTCCTATAATAACCGTTATCAGTCAGACATGCGACTGGTGTCTGGTAACTGAAAAGGACTGTCGTCCCGTCTGCTAGGTCAAGTTGGGTGCGATTAGTACCAAGTGGGGTCAAGTTCATTTGTAATGAATTTGTTTAATTGTTTTTATTATGCCAGTTTTGGGGGGATCTGGCAACCCCTGAATTGTTAAGAAAATTGGTAAAAGATCTTTATAATATCATCTAAGCAATTTGATTGCTCTATGCTTAATTCTCCTAAGCACTGCCAATCTTCAACCGCTAGTGAATTCTCATCATCAGTAGTTCCATCAATAAAAAGAGGGGAACTCATAAGCACTCCGTTCTGATCTTTCCAGAATGAGTACCCAAGTGTTTCAGAGTTAATAATCATTTGAATGATTGATTTGTATGTACTTACTATAACCGCAGGTTGTCAGGTTTGGTGTGCCAGTTGTGCCAGTTTAAAAAGTGTCACAAGGGGCGTTGTTTTATGCTTCGGATGGACTATAATAAGTGTAACAAGCAAAGAAGGGAGCAGGGTCGCTCTACTGAACAAATCTTCGCCACGCCCCCTGCGATGTTTTATTTTTAAAAAAAGGTTCTACCTTCATTATAGTCCATAAGAAAACAAAAGTCAATAAAAAAGTGCCAGTTCTCAAAGTGGCACAAGGTAGGGTGTTTTATTCCTGATCCTTCCTATAATGGGGGTGGAGTCTGATAATTGTATTTGTAATAGAAGTCAAGTGTGACTGTGCCACTTATCTCACTGGCACAGTGCCACCTGTCCAACTGTCACTCCCCATGTGACAGTTTATGCACTGGCACACATCACCACCACACCATAATGTATGTGTGCGTACATGTGCATATTATATCACATATAATGCTTATTGGCAAGTGCCTCATAAGTATTATCTGGACGTGCGTACACATCATCATCATACACAGTATATGTACTGTATGACGCTGTATTCTCGAACACAGTATATGTGTCGTAATACTGTTCGCTTAAGTCCATAATCTCGTCGAGATTTCTATGTAACATACACAGTATAGCAGATCTCGAAGGCACTGTCAATCTCGAACACAGTATATGAGGATTTCACGAAAATTCGCCCTGTGACTTGACAGATCTCGCTCCTCATGGTACGCTCGCTTAGTCCACAAGACCTCAACCCATTTATGAGGCATTTACACCCTATAAAGGTACACAAAGATACTCAAGGATAGTATCCTTATAAAAAACAGTTTTATATTTATAAAGGTATTTAAAACCTTATTTTTATTATATTCTGTATCAACTTATACCAAAACACTAAGTCCAAGGCAAGGCATCACCCTGTCTTATCTCTTTAATACTCTCTATGCTTGTAACGACTGGATTAGGGTTTAAATCATTCTGAATTCGTGCCACTTGTGTAGTTCCCAACCCTGTTTTGACCCATCCTACAACTGTATCTTCAGTAAGGTCATTATAAGCAATATCAGGTGATGCTCCACTACCTCCGAGTTCTAATCTACCACTCGCAACACGTCGCCCTTTAATAAATCTCTGAGTTGTTTTTGTACTACCAATTCCTACAAATCCTGTCGTGATTCCTGCCTGTGTAGTATCATTACCAACTACCTCTATATCCTCCCACTCAACACAAGCACAGTTCCAATGTATCTCTTCTACATATCCACTTGCTTTGAATACATGTAGATTATTAATTGACCAACTTGTAGTAATTCCCATTGTTACTCTCTATGATATATTATGTAGTGAAATACGCTGAATAATATTTTACAATCCCCTGTGTAGTCACTTGTTTCTCAACCCATTCTTTGCTACACTCATCTATATGCTCACCATCTGGGTATTTCGCTTTCAGTATTTTCTTACTCTGTTCAAGTAACCACTTCTTATACTCTTTACTCGGCACTATTCTTCCTCTACCATATACATCATCATTGTCAACCATAGGACACTAAACGCTGATACCCCACTCAGTATCATTGCCACCATCTTAAATGTTACTATCCAGTCCATTGCTTAACAAATGTTTACAGTATTATTTATTACCTCATTGTATGTCGGAATACCGTCCCTCTTGACTTTTATATCCATAGGTGTTAGAATCGGGCGTTGCAGCGTTGCACCCCTCGTAAGTGTCTCTCCTATTCTTGATATATTCTAATTCCCCCCAACACTCTCTATTACATAATAATAAACAATGTACGTTTCTATGTCTGTGAAACTTGCCAGACGAATAAACATTGTCGGGTTTAGGGTAACTGTGTATTTCTATTGTAATATACTGAGATACTTCATTCCATCCCTGTTTACGTCTTAAAGCATTGTTTACTGGATCACCCTTAAAATATACCCACCCTTCATGGACTTGTCCTAACTTGTTAGTCCACTTGACATAATCATCGACTTGTGGTTCATACATTGTTAATACTGATTTAAATTCATGGATACTGTGACTCTTCGTCCTTCAGTTTGTTTTACCTCATGGCATAACTGTGAAGGAAATATAACCAACTTATTAACTTCAGGTTGTATCTCTATGCTATTCTCAAATGTAGTAGGGGCGGCATCCTCATCACAATCAACATAATATATAACACTTAAGCAATATGGGAAATGATCGTGCGGTATCGCATAGTCACCCGACTCATACATCATTAACCACATATTCGCAATACTAAATGTAACCTGAGTATTCAAATGATATTGACATACGAAACTACAGGCATTTAATATCCACTCATTAAACTCATTGAAACGCTCATCAGTTTGAACCATCCAATCTGACCGCCAATTACATACTACATTAGTTTCAATACTGTCACTATTTTCTTGACGATATTGTTTAATTAATGGTAGAATATTAGGTGCGTCTCTAGGGATCGTGGTAAAAATTGGAAGTGTCTTTTGTACCTCAATAATATCAAATCCCTTATAAGGATTGAATAACCCCATTATAGTTTATCTGGAACTGCCCTAAGATCAGACGGTTTAATACCTTCTGCCATTGCGTTCTCTAATACTATCGTTGCTTGCTTTTTTGTTAGATGGACGGCACGTTCATCAATCAATGCCCATCCCATAGTAGATTGTTGCTCTACTCTCCATAGTTTTTCTGCCATAACCTTAAGTAATAAATGCGTCTATGATACCTGACTCATATTCATCAGATAGATTTAATTTTGTTGCCTTAATCACGTTAGGCATGATAAGGTCAACATAATCTTCATTGAATTGTTCCTCATTGGCAAGTAGTTCAAATGCTTCAGAATCATCTTCAGCAATGACATTCACTACTCCACCATATTCTGATTGAGGAAATGGAATCCAATAGTCCACTATGTATAATGTTTTTGCCACTTCTTCATAAGTGAATTGATTACATTATAACACGTTTCTTTTTAGTTTTCAACTCATGTAGTTGATTCTCTACTTCTACCTTAAATGCTAATAAATGCGTTGACAGATATTTCTCTTCCTTATTATCTTCTATTAAATCTTGTAAGTGTAGTATATGTTCAATAGCAAAAACTAACTTGGTCTGTTCATTCATTTTCATACATTAAACTCACTCATATAATAATCCATTGTCACACCTAATTCATGTGCCATATAGGTGTGATATGCTAAATTGTACTTTCTTCTTGATTCACGTTGCAAATAGTTAAGTTCCTCCACAGACGCATGATCCATGAAAGACTTAAATGCTATAATGAATTGATCTATCTCAGCATCACTCATTAGCAGGTACAACCTGCGTCCTGTTCAGTATATGTAATCTCATCTTCTAACGCACAATGCATTGAGCGTATTGTATTCTTAGTCACTTCCATGTTATTGACACATTCATCATGTGACGATGAATGAAAAAATTCATCCTCACTAATTTCTTCTAAATGATCTACTAATAAATTTGTAAGCAGATCGAATTCTGCGTTCTCTAATGTAATGGTTTTCATGGCAAGTGACCCCCTTTTAAGAACAGTTAGTTAGTATTTATACATTATACAGGAAATGTTACGATATGTCAACTAAAGATCTTACTGAGTGATATAATGATAAGAAATGTCATCATGACCACCACGTCCCATCCCTTTGTCCGTACAAAATAGGGTATGGATATTAGATTTGATGCTAGGTACATCATTGCCCCTATTCTGGCAGAAATGTGAAGGACAACAAAGTATGATGTAACAATGAGGACAGATCCGATAACCCGTCCCCATGTATCAATTTTAAGAGTTAGTTTTGGCATAAGAGATTGAAGGGAACATTTCAAACATGATGTCTCTTACATGCTCACGATCAACACTATCACCATCACCCCACTCCCAATGATTATCTCCAGCACATTGACCAAGATACTCATAAGTTGCTAACTTGATCTTATTCTTGGTGCATCCATATACAGGATAAAGACCATCTACTACATTGTAGAATGAATAAACATAATCAATGAATTCTTCAAGTAGTGTTGTCATAACTTTTGGAGAAGATACAGGGAAACCGTTTAGATAGTAAGTGTTCATGGGGAAAATTGCTTATGTGTTTATTATACACATAAAAAAAGGGGGTGTCTACCCCCTTGTGTGACAGTTGTCTAACTGTACCAGTTAGAGTTATAATTGATCTCCTCATCTGTAGGAGAATAGTCTACAATACCATGTAGAATCTCAAGCACTTCATCAAGATCATTCATGTGAGTACCCATGATGTTTTGATCCATTTCATGCTTTTTCTCTTCAGCAAGGTACTTAGTCTTAAGTTCAGTGAAGATTGTTTCAATGTCAGTATAAGTCATTGTTATGGGAACAGTAAATTGTGGACTTGGTCGATCACAGTATCATTGATGTCAATGTCCTGTGTCTCTAGGTAATCAATACACATCTCATGGTCAACCACAAGCATGTCATCGTCTGATGTAACAAGATAGGTGATGTATGAACTAAGATCCATCAACTGATCTTCTGTAAGTCCTGTAGTTGTGTTCATGGTGTTTGAATTGCTTACATTGTTATTATAACGAATCTAAGTCGCTACGTCTATGAACATGGGACACTTCTTTAACTGGCACAACCTCAGTCATTTTGGATACCATCTCAATGATATTGTGGGCATCCTGTTCCTCTTGTGGATTAAAGTCTAACCACATTTGCTCTAAGCACCAAATGATTAGGTTTCTTTGATCTTCAGTAAATTTCATCATGGAATTAAATTACCCTCCTTATCATACCACGCATCAGTCACATTTTCAAGTTCTACTGGAGACTTCATGGTTTCTACCATACGATCAACACACTCAGCATAGTCACCATTAGTATCCACAATACATTGCTCTACCTCTTCTGCCTCATCATCTAATGGCATATCAAATCGAACAATCGCATGATCTCCATTGTCCTGATAGTCCTCAATCTGAGTCGGACACTCACTTAACCACTCTTGAAACTGTTCATACCTTGACTTTGGTTTTGGATGCATTTCGTTGTATTGGTCTTGTAAGTAAGTCATGCTGTTACCTCTTGCTCTTGGATCTTCTCAAATGATGTTTGGACTCTAAGATGTAAGTCATCAATCATATCAATGTCTCTCAAGTGGTCATAGAGTTTAACCATGTGATAGACTTCATCGTTGGTTAGGTGA